CTGCAAGTCAATGATGACTTGCAGGCAGATGATTTTGTAATTGTGTTTATGTGTTTATAGTTAATAGCTATAGCATTAAATATGATTGTAAAATACTTAATCGGGTGAAGAAAACACCTCTTTTATAGTAAAAAATTACGCAATGTGAAGAAAACACTTCTTTAAATTACATAACAGACAATTTATTGTCGACAGGATTTGATATATATATCCTCTAAGTATGATACACTTAGAATCGAAATGACCGTATCCTCAAATGAGGGAATCGGTAACCATATATATTTACAATAACCGAACCATTTTGGAGTTGGTATTTGTTTATAAATATGGTAAGAATATATCACCTACTGATCACTGATCATTTTTAAATTTTCAGAGACAAAAATCCTAATGGGTTGTTCATTCCTAGGCAGTTATAGGATAAATTAAAATATAGGTTCGTTAGAGAGCCTTCTATATATAGTAAAAGTCAGTGAACTATCTAACAGACGCTAATGGCTCGTCATAGCCATCGAATTAGAGGACGGAAAGTATTTTTATACAGACTAGGACTCAACCTTCCGCGTGTAGTATGCCTTTCATTAGTCGTTCTTTATCCCTACGTGAGTCAGTCGATTCATAGTATATTTAGATACGGTAGCTAGTGTTTAGAAACAGTATTCTGACAACGCTCTTACATTTCCCTCTTTGTATTGAGCTTTAGCTGACAAGATCAGCATTAATGACGAATGGTTAAATAGAGAATTGGAGGTGTCCCTTCTCTACTACGCCTGCACACACAGCGAACTTCTTCAGTTTCGTTAAGAGGCTGAGAATTCGTTAGGAAGGGTATATTATTTAAAATATGCCTTTGCTGACTCATTCTCACTTAGATCATCAATTACGCTTAGTTGGTGATCCGAATAAAGCTATAATGCAAGAACTACATTGTAGTTCGGATTGGGTTTCTTTTTTGAAAGCCAGTCCCACCCCTCAACATTTGTATATTGAGGATGAAGATGATTTGGATTTTAAATCCGTAAACAGAAGTTTATATGGTCGCCATCATTCTTATAATGGTACAAACAAGAGAAACAATTTTAAGGAATGCCTTGTATATAATATTCGTAAAAGTAACAAAGATAAAAAGAAAAATAATAATAAAAAGAAAAATACATATAAAAATTTTTGTGAACCTCATACTAATGAAATACTAGTGGAAACAGTTCAAGAACGCCCTATTTTTAGCGTTTCGTCGAATATTGTTCCACAATTGAATTTCGGTGTATCCCCCACCATTGCTTCTGAGCAACATGGTGGATCTGAACCCGTTTTCCGAGTAGGAAAGCCCAAACGTGGGCCTCACCTTTTTGGAGAACAGGGGTATAATCGGCAGACGCGAAGAATAGCAGCCGAACAAAAACTTATTGAACAAGAAGAAATGGAGCTGGCATCAGCTCTAGAGTTTGAAGAATCCGAAGAATTAAGATTCCAATCCCTTGAACAAGAAGTAGAAGAGATGTCTGAAAATGACTCTTATTCTTTGCCCCGTCCCCAATCGCCAGAGCTAGATGAAATGCTCGGATCTATTGGAGACATCTCCCAAATGCCAGAGTGCGAAGAACTCGGCGATTGGGTTTCTCATCTTGAGAACATTGTTATATTTGGCTATCATTTAATGAAAGCCAAGAACATGATGGACATAACTTTTGCCACAATGGCATATATCAAGATGAACACAAACAAGAGTATGGTGAGTGTTGTTATGAACATGCTCAAAGAACTCTTTCCGCCGCAAGCGGAAATTATGCCTCATGCGTGGACTGCGAATGAGACTCTTCAACAATGGGAATGTTTGAAAAATAACGTTCTTTTTAAGAAAGTCTCTTTTTTAATGTCTGCAGCAATGTCGCTGCAAGTTTGTAAAACCAAAGATATAACTTGGACTCCTTTCGGAATGCAAGTAGTTGCTATTGAAGCAGCTAAGGAACAGTTAAAAGCACTCGATGTTATCGATGCTTTGCTAACAACTTTTTCATGGTTTGCTACTACCGGTTACAAAGTTTTCGAACAAAAGTCTCTTAAACCACTGCTATATGCAGATGGGAAAATGCAATCATTTAATGCTGAGTGTGATTATATCATGGCTCATGCAGATAGTGTTTTAGCAGGAAATGGGATGAATGTTTCGGATTTCGAACATAGAGTAGACGCTATTTTAATAACGGTGTCTAACCTCAAAAGTTTGGAAAGTAAAGGACCAACTGCCTTTTGGTTGCAGCAGAAATATTCTGATTTAATTCAGATAAAACAAAAAATAATAGGCAAACATAGAAATACAGCCATTCGGTTTCAACCGTTTGGTATGGGCTTGACTGGGCCCTCTTCAGTAGGAAAATCTACTTTAGCAAAACTAGTTATGGGAATGGCATTAAATGCTATGGAGTTTTCTACGGAAGAATCCAGAATTGCATCACATGACTTTTTCGACAAATATGATACTATGATTACTTCCGATATTCTCGGGATTTTTATGGATGATGTCGGAAACGGAAAGTCACAATTTTGTCAAACTTCCCCAACAGACACTATTATTAAGTTCTTCAACAACATGGCTGCTCAAGCTGTTAAAGCGGAATTGAATTCAAAAGGTGTTTGCTTCATAAACTTCAAAGTTGGAATTTTGACTTCCAATTTCCCTGACTACCAGGTTCGCCAATACACGGAAAAACCTGAATCTATTTTACGTAGGTTCTATCACACCCGTGTGCGAATTAAGCCTGAGTTCAGGATTGAAGGTGGGATTTCACTTGATCCTATGAAGACAGATCTAAGCGCTAAAAGCGCAACACAAAGTGAACTAAAGATTCAAGATGTATGGGAACTAGACATTGAAGAAGTTTTCATATATGAATCTAAAACTGGTACAGATGCCTATAGATTTAGGCCTGTTTTTGCTGTGATCGATGGAAAAGCACTTAAATGTGTTAACCTCGATTTGAAAACATACTCCAAAGTTGTTATCAAATTAGCAAAACAACATAAAATTGTACAAGAACGAGTTGTCGACAGAGCCCACAAGTTTGGGAAAATGCAATATTGTTCACAAACAAATTTACCAGTGCCAATGTGCAACTGTCAAGTTTGCACACCCCCCGTTGTACCTCATGCATTTGAGAACTTGGGCGATGCAGCAGTCAAGATTTTAAAACAGTCTGCTGTACGATATTTTCGTAGTTGGTTTGATCCGTTACATACCTGGAATTCTATTTTAGGTTTTAAACCTATTCAAGACATGGCTACAAATCAGTTGTCCAAAGAACTAACTCAAGCATGCCACAATGAGATCACACCTATTATGATTTCACTCACTCCTCAGTGGGTGTTTTCTACAAGTGTATTTCAAAGATCCATGAAATATTGGCAAGTGGCTGCTGCATACAGGGACATAAAACAACATAGGAAATATGGTATCTTGTTGGGCCTTGGCTTAGCAGGATGGAGCTTGAATTCCAAACACGGACGTGGTGTTAAAACCGTATTTTGTTTGGCTACGACTTGGTTGTATTCTCTAGCTACATGGGGTGCATATCGCGCTCGCATTCAGCATTATAAAAAAGAGTACTTATCTCGTCGAGACGCTCTACCAGTTTCCATTTCGTGTATACGTGACGGAGATGCTGTAAAAGGCACTTTTGTATTGGGTTCTATTATGGTAGGACTCAAACTATTCCATTTATGGTATAGAGCAAAAATTACCCCTAATAGTCTAACACCAAGTGACATGGACAATAGTCCTGGTTGGTTTGGTTTTATGATGAACAGAATGGGTGCCACAGTAAAAACTTCAACTGCAGCAAAAGCTGCGACAGCCGATCAGGTTGTTACTACGTTGCACAAAAGCAATTTGTTTTGGGCTGAATTCGTACGCGATGATGGGTCCATGACAAGATGCAACATTTTCTTCCCACGGAAGGGTGTTGCATGGTTTCCAAAACATGTGTACTATCCTGGTGCAAATATGGAAGGAACCCCTTGTAAGTATTTGGAAGTGACAGTTACGCGTCATTACGAAGATAAACCTGGGGCTCGTTTTAAATTTAAAACAGATATGTCACAAAGTGCCGAAATTGATGAATTGGACATGGTTGCATGCTACGTTCCTAATTGTGTTGATTTGAAAGACAAAACCAAATGGTTACCTCTTTCTTTACCACAAGGGACAGGCATGGCTACCATTATATCACATAACGGCGAGTCTATGGAGACAGAACGAATTTCAGTGACCTTCGAACAAGTGGGTCACACATATAGAGATTTTCAGGGAGGATCTTATAATACAAAACTAGCAAAAGTTGGTGTTTGTATGGCTCCATTGGTTTTGGAGCAAAAAGATCCTTGCATAGTTGGTTTTCACATTGGTGGAAATGCTTCAAAAAATCATGGAGTAATGCAAACTGTGACTCAAGAGATGGCACAAAATCTACTTTCGAAGTTAGAGAATATGCCAGGAGTCATATTATCATCACAAGGTGGTGATATACCAACTGAACAATATGGAAGAACAGTAATAGATAAAGCTTCTATCCATCCCTCATCTCTACCGGCAAGACTTACAAGTAAAGACTATGTCGAAGTACTAGGGAGTACACGTTTGCGATCTAAACAAACGTCCCAAGTAAAACAATCTATGCTCTCAGAAGCAGTAGAAAAGTATTGCGATGTCCCCAACAAGTGGGGAGCTGCTCAATTGCAGCCAAATTGGAAAGCATTTAATGCTACCTTGGAACACATCGTTAATCCTGCTGCTATGTTTGTACCATCAAAACTAGAACACTCACGCCAGGACTGGCTTAAACCTTTATGGAGTGAAATGGATTCTTACATTGAAACGGAAGATTTTCGACCGTTAACTGATAAGGAAGCAGTTCTAGGCATACCAGGAAAGAGGTTTCTTGATCCATTACGTATGTCCACTAGTATGGGATTTCCCGTCTTTGGACAAAAGAATAAACATTTCACTGATGTACTCGATGATTCGGGTGTATTAGTGGATAGAATACCTAGTGATGAGATCAAAACCGAAGTCATGCGTTTGGAAAACGCATGGGAAGCTGGAGAAAGAGGTTATCCTATATGTGTTGCGACACTTAAGGATGAACCAACGTTACAAACATCTGAAAAAGTACGAGTTTTCCAAGCCACTGCAGTTGCTATGAGCTTGTTGATGCGGAAATACTTTCTACCAATAGCACGATTTTTATCATTAAACCCTCTCATTTCAGAGAGTGCTGTTGGTGTGAATGCATTTTCAAAACAGTGGGAAGAACTAATGGACCACACAACAAAATATGCTACAGACGACAAAGTTATAGCTTGGGATTACAGCAAATATGATGTGAGAATGAATTCTCAAATCACTAGAGCTGTCTACTTGTCTTTCATTGAATTGGCAGAGCGAGGAGGATATGATTCTCATTCGCTCTTTTTGATGAGAATGATGGTCAATGATATTGTTCATCCTTTATTGGATTGGAACGGAACTTTGATCATGGCCTACAACTTGAATACGTCTGGAAATAATTTGACTGTTCAAGTGAATGGTACGGCAGGTAGCCTGTATGTTCGAAATGCGTTTTTTGACTTATATCCTGATGTTGATTTTCGTGAAAGTGTTGCTTGCATCACTTACGGAGATGATTTCAAGGGTTCTGTCAAACCAGAATATCGGAAATTCAATTTTGAGACTTTTAAGTCGTTTTTAGCAAAACACGATATGAAAGTAACATTACCAAACAAGTCGTCTGACACGTGCGAATTTTTATCTGATGAAGAAACAGATTTCCTTAAGAGGAGGTCTGTATATATTTCAGAAATTCAAACTAAGATAGGCTGTTTGGAAGAAGATTCCATATTCAAATCTTTGCATTCGAACGTACGCTCTAAGAGCGCCACAGAACAACAAGTGGCAGTAAGCTGTATAGAAGGAGCAATGCACGAATGGTTCGCTCACGGGCGAGCCAAATATGAGCAACGGGCCGCTCAAATGCAAGAAGTATGCAAGGAAGTAAATCTTCCTGTGCCCGCGGTGTTCGTCACTTTTGACGAGAGGGTCGAACACTGGCTGAGTAAATACTCAGAAAATTCGTAAGCTGTAGTTACCTAGATGTATTAATGGGACAGCGAAATTTTACACGTTTGTTTTAATACATGAACAGACACAATTTTTTATATATCCTACATTTAATTGGCGTATATGGTCTCCGCGAAGTCTTAGAGACCACCTTTGTAGTGGAGCGAACACTCAAAATTCGTTAGCAACGGATGTTGCGGCATACGGCATATGGGGATATGCCGGGGCATTAGTACTGTATGTACTTTATGCTTTAAAAGAAGATTACAAAAAGGAAAAATTTGTAATATCCCCACAAAGTTCTGAAATAAGCACTCCAGAAGCACAACCGTACACATCAGCTGAAATCCTTTCGTTTATTGATTCGAATCCAGGATACTCAGCTCATGTTGATACTACCTTTGATGCTATTAGGAATGCACCACTTACGGACGATTCGTCTTTGGAGAAGTTCTTTTCCAGACCTATTCGAATTCGTTCGACTCAATGGGGAGTAGGAACACAGTTTCATGATACCTTTAACCCGTGGTTACAGTTTTTTAATAATCCACGTGTTGTTAATAGGTTGTCAAATTACAAACTTATGAGAGCAACACTTAAACTAAAATTTGTTGTCAGTGGAAATGCTTTTCACTATGGTCGAGCCGTAGCAGCGTATAATCCACTAGCTGCGTTTGATCAGCTAACACTGAATCGGGCTTTTATTAATGCCGATTTAGTAGCAGCTACGCAGCGTCCTCATGTGTTTTTGAATCCTACAACTTCTCAAGGAGGAGAAATTACTTGTCCTTTCTTCTACCATCTTAATATGGTAGACGTTACTCAGTCCGATTGGACCGATTTAGGTGCAGTAACAATACAGTCAATTCAAAATTTAAAACATGCTAATGGTGCTACAGACACTGTCTCTATTACTACTTTTGCGTGGGCTGAAGATGTTGAATTTGCAATACCAACTGAAGTAGAACCAAATTCTATTGTTCCTCAATCTGATGAATATGGAGTAGGTCCTATTTCTCGTCCTGCTAATATAGCAGCTACAATTGCAAATAAGTTGACAAGTATACCTGTTATTGCTCCTTTTGCTAAAGCCACCGAAATTGGTATGAGAGCTGCTGGAGCTATTGCAGTATTGTTTGGTTACAGTTCCCCACCACAGTTAGGTTTTACTAATGTTCGACCCGTTCCTGTGCTGGATATTGCTGTTACTGATACACCTGCTGCAGTTGCTAAGCTTTCTATTACTAGTAAGCAGGAATTGACAGTTGATCCCAGAGTGGCTGGGTTAAACGGTGTTGATGAATTATCTATAAATGGCATTGCCAGTAGAGAATCATATTTGACATCGTTCAATTGGGCAGTAGGAATAAATCCAGAAGAAAAATTGTTTTCGTGTCTTGTAGATCCTGGTGTTAAGAGAATTCAAGTAGACCCTACTATTGGAGATGAGATACATTTGCCGGCTTGTGCTTTTGCATCTTTACCGTTTACTACTTGGCGTGGATCTATGAATTTTCGCTTCCAAGTGGTTTGTTCTAATTATCATAAAGGAAGATTGAAAATAGTATATGATCCTGAACGAGGTGGAGGTTCTTCAGAATATAACACAGCGTATACAACTATTGTTGATTTGGCTGAAACTACAGATTTCACAGTCACTTGTGGATGGGGTCAACCCACTACTTATAGACTGGTATCTAAGTTGTATGATGAAGTTAGCATGTTTCGCGACACGCTTATCTTGCCTTATACAGCTGGCACAAATCTGTATGGTAATGGAGTAATTTCAGTTTATGTTGTGAATGAACTAACCGTGCCAAACACAACTATCGACAATGATATTGCTATTAATGTCTTTGTGTCAATGGGACCTGATTTTGAGGTAGCAGATCCTTCTGCAGATATCGCAGGATTGTCATTAACACCAAAACCAATACCACCACCGGCCGCATTGTTTGACATTGAACCACAATCAGAAGAATATATTCAACAAGAAGATGCACCAAATTCTGCTGTTTCTGCAGCAGTAATGGGTAATGTAACATCTAATGTTGATTATACTAATCTTGTTCATTATGGAGAATCTATTAAAAGTTTTCGAACTTTATTGAAAAGATTTAACGTGCATGAACTTCTTCCAGTAACGGTTGCAAATACTGCGACTAGAGTGCGTTCCACCTTCTATAGACCTATGTATCCCTTCGAACCAGGGTATAATAGTACAGGAGGTACAGTTCCATTTCAAACTCAAGCCGGAGATTTTGTTAGAGCAAATATGACTTTGGTGAAGTATTTATCTGTAGCATTTGTTGGTCAAAGAGGCGGAATGCGATGGATGTTTGATTGTTCTGACATTCTTAGGGCACCTTGGAAAGTAGAAATTGCTCGTGGAGCAAACCCCATTCCAGTCAACTCCATTAAAAATATACCTGTTATAACTGAACCTACGAAGTCATCCGGTATTGCTGAACTTTTTGCTGATTCAGCTGAGTTCAATGGTGCTTTAGGTACGGCGATTTCTAATACCGTTAATTCAATATTGACAGCTGAGATACCTTACTATTCAGAATATCGTTTTACTCCGACAAAGCGCCTTACTTCTATGGTTGCTAAACCACAAGCCATGCCAGGTTTTGCAATGCGTGTTTCAGGTGAATTTCGAAACACAGATTTTGTTACTACACGCTGTGCCACTGCTGAGGACCATAATATGTTTTTCTATACAGGTCCACCTAGGTTCTACAAACATGTAGCACCCCCATTATAAAATTCCCTTTTAAATAAAAAAGGGTGCCATTTTGACAAGAATGGAACAGTTAATACGCTATGAGAGCCCATAGCACGGACATACTTACATGTTCGTTGACATTACTTTTTAGATTGAATTTATAGTACATAAGTTTTCCTATCCAGTTCTGTCGGATAGGTTTTAATGTGCTCAATTTGAAAAGGAAGTCAGACAAAAGTACTAACATACATAAGAAGGTTGGAAATACCATTGGACTTATTGGATGTTATCTGGC